ATGACTTGGGGCGTAAATGAAGCAAAATGGAAGGCTGCGATTGAGTATTGCAAACCTCGTGGGTGGTCTTTTAAAGTAATTACTGAAGACGATTTAGGTATCTAATGGCAAATTCTCTCATTGATAAAGTCAACGCGGATCTAGCGAAGTTCGGGATTAAACCTAGAACATCGGCTGCACAGGCTTGGCTTAGAGAGAAGGTCACTGCCCTTCGTATTCCCTCAAACAGATCAAACATTCTAAACGACGCGAAAAGAATTTCTCCGAAAGCATTTATCGGTCGCATGTACTTCTATCATTACGATCCAAAACTTAAAGATGTTCTTCCTGTCTGGGATAAGTTTCCGCTAGTGATTCCAATCGAGATGTACGACGACGGTTTCCTTGGTCTCAATTTACACTACCTTGATCCATACAATCGACTTGCTCTACTGAACAAACTCTACGAATTCGCAAACAACGATAAATATGACGACACGACTCGATTAAATTTGTCATACAGTTTGCTCTCTTCTTCTAGAAGATATAAGATGATCGAGCCTTGCATTAAGAGATATTTGTTGAGTCATATTCGTTCTTCTTTAATCTATATTGAGCCAGATAACTGGGAAACTGCGATATTCTTACCTACGGAAAAAATGGTGTATAAAAAGTAATGTTTAAAGTATCTGATTTTTTATCCCATTTTAATAGGCATAATGATTTTGCTAGGACCGCTAGATTTGAAGTTCGCATTGCACCTCCAAGCGGAATCGCAGATCTAGCGACATACGAACTCCGCTTTCAGTGCGAAGCAACAGAGCTCCCAGCATATAACATTAATGCCGTAGAAAATCGTCAATATGGAGTTGGACTTCCTGTCGCTTCTGCACCTGCAGCATTTGGCGATATTACCTTAACATTTATTTGCGCTGGTGATATGTGGGAAAAGAAACTATTTGATAGATGGATGAACGCGATTATCCCAATCAATAACTATAATCCAAGATATAAAGACGAATACATCTCTTCGCAAATAGAAATATGTCAGTTCGACGGAGTAGCAACAAGCGACCAACAAACTGCAACATCAACTAAAACCTATTCTGCAATATTATTTAATGCATTTCCAATTTCTATAGGCGCATTGAATCTAAATTGGGCAGATGATGGAATTCATCGTTTACCTGTGATCTTTAAATATGATTATTGGTTACCAGGTAATTTTAATACAGCATTGCCAGCCTCTGAACAACCAACGGCGCAAAAAAATAAGCCGAATGGATCAACACCACCAATGACTGTAGACAGAGGGAAAAAACAACCACCACCAGTAGTTGCACCAATAGTCAAACCAAAACCAGTCAAAGGCGGTGGTGGAAAATTTGCTGGTGGCGGCGCAAGTGGAAGCTGGGAATAAACTAAACTATGGAGTAAATTATGCCATTGCCAAAAATTGAACATCCAATTTATGAAGTGTATTTGAAATCATTAGATAAGAAAGTACGATACAGACCATTTCTCGTCAAAGAAGAAAAACTTCTTCTTATGGCTAAAGAGTCTGATGATGTACAAGATATTTTAAAAACAATTAAGCAAATTATTGCTAATTGTTGTTTAGATGATATTGACATCGAATCATTACCAATATTCGATGTTGAAATGTTTTTTGTTCATCTGAGAGTGAATTCAGTCGGAGAAACTGCAGAACTTGTTTATACTTGTTCAAATGTTGTCGATGAAAATCCTTGCAATAATATTGTTGAGTTTAATCTAGAATTAAAAAACGTTAAGTATCGATTTGATGAAGACCATAAAAATATCATTCCACTCACAAACGAGATTGGTGTATGTATGAGATATCCTTCATTGAATTTACCGCAGTCATTGCTTGATGATAAATTCAATGATGGTGGATATGAGATTATATCAGAATTCTTAGAATACATTTATGATGCTGAGCAAAAATACAGCATCGATCAAGTTAGTAAAGAAGAGTTATTGGCGTTCTTAGATGATTTGTCTTTAGAACAAGTAAAGAACATTAAGAACTTTTTTGCTACAACACCTTCCGTTGTTCTAGAACAAGATGTGAAATGTTCTAAATGCGGAAATACTAATCACATGGTTTTGGAGGGCATCCTAAATTTTTTCGAATGACGCTTGGTTATGATGAGTTGAAAAGTTATTACTCAACGAATTTTGCATTAATGCAACACCACAAATATTCGTTGACTGAACTTGATAATTTGATACCGTGGGAAAAACAGATATATGTTCGTATGTTAACGAATCATATAAATGAGCAAAACGAAAAAATAAAATTGATGCAAGCACAGAAGAATAGATGAAAAGCAATATCGCAGACAAAGAAATGCAGAAAATTCGCCAAGCACTGGCGGCGCAGCAGAAAGAAAAGAGAGATCCAAAAATTCTCGAGCGAGCTATCAAAGCCGAAACAGAGGGGATGGGATTCTTTCAGTCTGAGAGAAAGGCGAACGAAATCAGAGAACAGTGGCAAATGGCTACTGAAAAAACTACTGGCTTCATGAGTGGGTTCTTAAAGAGTTTAGTTGGTGATAAGGCTGGTAAACTGCTCGCAAAGAAATATGCAAAAGCAGACGATGATCAGGTAAAGCAAGCACAAGAATTTTTCGAGAAGTATAAAAAACAAGACGAAAAAAAGGACAAGGTTTCTGCAAAAAAATCTGAACGAGCATCTAAAGAATTTAAGTCATTGAAAAAAGCTGTTACTGATATACAGAAGAATGTGGGATTGATTCGTAAATCACTCACAGGCAAATCAGCTCCATCAGTCAAAGAAGGATACTTCTTTGATCCAAGAATGGCTGGTGGTGGTCGTTTTAAAGAATCAGCAACAAATAAGATTGTCAGTAAAGACGTCGCCCTCAAAAGAACAGAAGATTTAACGAAGGCAATTCAAGCCGACGAAAATCCTATGATTAAACTTACTGAAACAGTAGAAGCAATCTATAAAAGTCTAGGTAAAGAAACAAGAAGTAAGAACGTGCACGAAAAACTAGATTCAATCCTAATCAATAGCGGTGAGGATGGCTTCGGTCTGAGTGACCTATTAGGTGGTGGTGGCGGAAGAAATCGTCGTGGAAGAAAGGGTGGCAATCGTGGGCGGCGTGGTAGATTTGGTCGTGGAATTGGATTAGGTGGATTACTCGCAGGTGCTGCTGGTGGTTATCTTGCATATTCTGCAGTTGATTCATTACGAGATCCAAATTTAGTTGCTGAAGATCCAGAAGCACTCAAAGAAGAAGCAATCATGGCGCGTGAGAGTGGTGATACTGGCGCCACATCCGCGATCCAAGATCAAATTACTGCACAAAAAAGAGATATTAAGTTACAGGCAGGTGCAACCGCAGCTGGTGTGGCTGGCGCAGTTGGTGGAGCAGTAGCAGTAAAGAAAATTGCGGATACTGCAGCTGTTAAGAATGTAAAATCGAAAGCGTGGAATCTCTTTGTTAATTTCGTAAAGAAAAAAGCACCAAAATTATTCGCTAAAATCGGAGCACGACTTGCACTTGCTGGTGGACTTGCAACTGTCCCTGTATTAGGATGGATTACTGCTGCTGTGACAGTTGTAGGAAGTATATGGATGGCATATGACCTATACCAATTATGGCAAGAGTTTTCTGCGCTAGATGATGCAGAAAAAGAATTATATGACGAAAAAGTTCAAGAAACAAAAAGCACTGGCGAGGTTGGAGCAGCAGCTCCTGTCGCTGCAGCTGCTGCGCTTCCTTCTGCTGCAATGCCTACCGCATCTGCAGGAGTACAACCACCAACAGCAGCTACACCACCGCCAACTACGCCAACCCAACAACCATCATTTAAATCAATTGTAACTAGTGGTGTTAGAAATGCAATTGCTGCTGTAAAGAGCGGCATTGGTGGTGGTAGTGCAACATCGCAGGATCTTAAGAAGTATGTTCGCCTCAAAGATTCAAGTGTTCAATTAGATGGATTGAATGAACAACTCAAAACTCGTTTTGCTAATCTTGCAAAAGAGTATTATGAAAAAACTGGAAAGAAAATTCAAGTTAATTCTGGTTATCGGTCAACACAGGAACAAGCAGCGTTATATGCTAAACTTGGTCCACCAAAAGCTGCACCACCTGGAAGAAGTCGACATGAAAGTGGATTGGCGATTGATATTAATTCACCAGACGCAAATAAGGCAATCGAGCTCGGCTTGATGGCAAAGTATGGTTTTACGAGACCAGTTCGCGGAGAAACATGGCATGTTGAGCCTGTTGAAAGTGCAAAACGTGGAGGAACTCCAGACAATCCTTACAAACCAGGAACTCCAGCTGTTGTTGCGAATAATGGAAAAGAAGTAAATCCTCAAACTGGTGCAGCGATGACAGCCTCCACATCTAAGGGTGTGAAAGATAGTGGTTCTGCTGCGACACCAGCACCTTCTACTCCACCACCTGCAGCAACTACTAACTACTCTGCTGCAGCAGCATCACCAACATCTACTCCATCACCTACTACAGCTGGTGATGCTGCTGCGCCAGTTGCGCCAGTCATGGCTGCAGCACCTGTTCCTAATACTTCTGGATCAGAGATGCAACAGCAAAGTAAATTACTTGCATCAAATCAAATGCAAATGCAGGCAACACCTGCACCTGTAGTGAATAACGTTGTTAACCAATCAGCGCCCGCAGCACCACCGCCTCAACCAACAAATCAATTAACAAAGGCAATGGCAAGAACATCCGACAATTCTTTCTTGCGTGCGTTGGCTAGAGATTTCTCTCATCCAAGTGCATTTACCACTATTTCAATGACCTAAAAAAAAAGGGGGACCGAAGTCCCCCTGAAAACATCTACGGTTTTCTAATCGAAATTACTCAGCAGCCAACTTCTCGAAGAATGCCATGTCGTCATCATCAGCGACACTGACATCCTCAGCAGTGACTTTCTTGGCTGGCGCAGAACGAACGACAGGAGCTGAAAGTTCCTCATCTTCGATCTTGCGAGCAGTAGCAGCAGTTGAGCCACCAGCGCCAAGAACCTTATCCAACTTCGCCTTGAGTTCATCATAGGACTTGAAGTTATCTGCCTTCAAGAAATCCTTGAGTGAATGTGCAGACTTCCAGACCTTTTCGATCTGCGCATCGTCACCGTTGAACAATGCAGCAGGAGACTCAAACTCCGACTTGTCGTAGTTACGATAGCCTTCGACGTTACGAATCTTGACCTTGAAGTTTGCACCCTTCCAGAAATCGAAAGGATTCATCGGCGTTTCGTCAGCAAACTGCGGCTCAAGTTGTTCCTTGATCTTGTCGAAAATCTTCTTTCCGAACTTGTAAAGGAAAACCTTGCCCTCATTCTGCGGACGCTTTGCGTCAGAGATAACAAGAACGTTTGCGATATAGGTCAACTTGCGCTTCTGCTTACGAGCAATTTCCTTGTTGGCTTCAACGCCAGAATTCCAAAGAACTGTGTTGTACTCAGAAACAGGGTCAGTTTTGCCAAGAGTTGTGAGAGAATTCTCAATGTACCAACCACCTGGACCTTGGAATCCGTGAGACCAGATTTGAACCCAAGGAAGACCATCTTCACCGTCGACTGCTGGAGTGTCAAGGAAACGAATTACTGCGTATCCATTGCCAGCGGCATCAACTTCTGGTTGCCAGAAACGTTCATCGACGTTCTTGCCACCACCATTACCTGCTGAAGATGCTTCAACTGCCTTCTTCAATTTATCAAGGGATGAACCCTTCTTAAGACTTGATAGACTCATTTGTATTCTCCGTATAGCGTTGTATTAATGTATATCGACTTGTCCACTTTTTCATCATCACAATAACATTATATAGTATTTCAGTCGCCAAGTAAAGTTTCTTTTGTGAGAATTTTATACTTGTCGACGTTCACAGCAAGAAAGGCTCCATACTTGCGAATCTTTCTTGACATTTTGGGGTAGATGATATCATCAGAAATCTTCTTGTCCCAAATTCGAATAAAGTCAAAGATGTTATTGAGAATAACCATCGTCTCAATTGTCACATCCTTTTGGAGAAATGCAATTAACAGTTTTGGAAACTGCCCATCTTCGACTTTAAATAAATCATTGAATGTTTCTTTTGTTGCGATCTTTTGCAAGTCTTCAGTATAGACTTTACTCATCGAATCCGTTCGTCGTTTCCATTCTCGATATGTTTGTTCAGCCTCTTCTTCAAGTAATGACTTGGTCCAATTATCATCAGAGTGAACAAAAT